ATGTTCTCGCCCTGCCGCGCCACGACACGGCGGAGCGAGGTCGAACCCATGCGCACCATCATCAGATCGGCGCGCGCGTCGTCGAGCGGGTTCAGATACTCGAACTTCGGCGGCTCCCATTCGACGCCGGCGCGCGCGACCGGGATCGTCCCGGCCGCGTAGGCCGCGGCGACGAACCAGTCCCACACCGGTTGGCAGAAGACCGGGATGACCACCTGCCACTGGATCGCCGAAACGAGCCGGCGGAACTCCACGATTCCGGCGCGGATCGACGAATAGTTGACCTGCGACAGGTCGCCCGTCAGCAGCTCGTAGGGCAGGCGGAAGCCGGCCGCGACGATATGCAATTGCGCCCGCAGCCATTCGCTCACGCCGGCCGTCGCCGCCGGCTGGTTGAACTTGATGTCCTTGCCGCCGCGCGCGTAGGCGATAAGGCCGGGCTCGAACTGCTCGATGGTCTTCCCGTCCGCATCGACGACGGCGGGCGCAACGCCCTGATCGGCATCGTCCGCGGCCGTCACGATGCCGACAAGGCAGGCCTCGGTCTTCTTGCGGACGAGCTCGGAGTTCGTCCAATCGTCAAGATCGCGCAGCGCCCGCATCACGGGCGCGCCCCACGGCACGCCGCGCTGCTGAACGCGATCGCGCGCGAACAGATGGATCACGCCGTCGGCGGGAATCCGCACCGAGGCAATGCCCTGAGACAGCGGAACGCCGATGTCGCCCGGATGGTTCGGAAAGAGCCAATAGGCCGAGCGCCGGCCGATGGCGTCGTATTCGATGCCGCGAACCGTGCGGCTTCCGTCCGGTCGCGCATCGAGCCTGGACTCGTCGAGGTGATCGGCCTCGTTCAATTGGATTTGCAACGGCACCGGCAGGCCGTCCTCGACGCGCCGCATCCGGCGCCGCGCGAACACGTCGCCGGATTCGACCATTTCCCGCACGGCGAGCGTGGTAAGCCCGTTGAAGTCCGACCGACCGTCCGCGTCGCAGACCTTCGACCATTCGGCGAAGAGCGCGTCGATTTTCTTGTCGAGCGCCGCGTTACCCGTGTTCGCGCGCGGCGTGATCCCGTCGCCCACGATGTTGCTCACCCAGGCGCTTACCGCCTTCGCCGCATGCGGGTTGTTGCGCACGAGATCGCGCATCCGGTTACGCAACAGCGCGCCGGCGGAAGCGATCTCCGCGTCGGCCGATGCGCCGGTCGAGCGCCAGCCGTCCGTCCGCCGACCGCGAGCCGCGCCGTCATAGGCCCGCCGCGCCAGGCCATCGAAGGCCTGTCGCGCGAGCAGCCGCTTGACGCCGGCCCGCGGCGCGACCGCCGCTATCGCCCGATCAAGCAGCGTCGGGGCGGGAGCCTGCGCCTGCATCACCGATCACCGCGACCGAAGGAGGCATAGCCGGCCACCGGCCGCGGCGTTCCCGCGGTGGCGTTGATCGCGGACTCGATCGTCTGAATGCGCCGAAGCAGCGCCGCCTCGGAATCGTATTCGACGGTCCTCCCTTCGTAGGTGACGCGCGTCGTTCCGCTCGCATACGCCGCCTTGAGCGCGTCGAGTTCCGCCTGCGTCCAACTCATCTCAGAACCATCTCCCGTCCCGGCCGCCGAGCCAGTTCGATTTCCGTTTCTCGCTAGGCGCGGCGACGGGCTTCACCTCGCCCGCCGGCTGTTCCGCCGGGCGGTCTGCCGCCACCTGCTGCTCAAGCGATTTCCACTTCGCGTCCTGCCAACGGTCGATGCCGAGCATCCACGCACCGGCGCGCGCATAGACACGGCAGTCGAGCGCCTCGTTGCGCTCGCGCATCTGCCGCCATTCGAGCTTGGAGAATCCGCGCTTGTCGCGGACCGTCACAAGCTGCTCGGCCGTTAGCTGCTTGACCCATTCCGCCGAAATGCCCGACGGCAGGTGAACGAAACCGTCCGGGAACGCGACGCCGTTCAGCAGATCGTCCGCCGTTGGGCGATCGAGCCGCAGGAAGCGATAGGTCTCGGATTTGAAGACCGCGACCGAAACCTTCCAAAGCCGAACGCCGCGCCGAATCTTTCGGCCGCCCTCCGTTGCATCGACGTAGGTGGGGCCGTCCACCGGCGAGGACCGGTCGAAGCCCTCAACACCCTTGATCGGCACCGCGACGCCGGCGCCGAACTGACGCACCCACGAATAGACCTGCGATGTTGAACGGCCGTCGCCGGAATCGATGGCGAGCCGCGCGATCCGCATCGCCGCGCCGCCTTCGTGCTTCCACTCGGCCGAGAGCAGTTGGGTCAGTGCGTCCCAAACCGAAGAACGCGACGTGTCGCCCTCGATCACGACATGATCGACGAGCCAGCTTTCAAGCCCGCGTCCCCACGCCCACACATCGACCTCGATGCGGTCGTGCTGAACGTCGGCGCCGGCCGTAAGCACCAAGCCGCCCCACGGCACGATCCGAAGCGCGTGTTCCTTCTCGCGCTCGTAGAGCCGCTTCCAGTCGGGCGCCTCGCCGCGCTCCTGCCACGTCTCGCCAAGCAGCGTGTTCTTCGCGGCCTTCAACGCCGCGTCGTTCCCCTGAGCCGCCTCCCATTCGCGGGCGATCTGCTCCCACGAGAGCCATCCGACCGGCGAATAGAGGCCGGAGATGTGGAAACCGACGACGTGCGGATTGGCGCACTCCGCCGTAGCGCGCCACTCGCCGTTCGCGAGCATCCACGTCTTGTGGTACTCGGCGATACCGCGCTCGCAGCTTTCGCAGACGTATTCGGCCGTCTCGGGACGGCCCTTCTCCCAGCGCAAACGCTCGAACTTGAGCCACTGCATCGACCCGCAGTGCGGGCATGGCACGAAGTAGCGCCGCCGATCGGAGGCTTCGTACTCGCGCTCGATCCGCGAAAGCCCCTTGATCGTCGGCGTCGATACAAGAAAGACCTTCGCCCGGTGGCCGAACGTCCTCGTCCGCGCGATCGCGAGCGCAACCGGGTCGCCTTCGCCGTCGACGTCGCCCTCGTAGGCGTCGATCTCGTCGAGGAAGACATAGCGCGCCGGCATCGACCGCAAGCCGACCGCGCTGTTCGCACCGGTGAGCACCAACTGACCACCGGCGAACCGCTTGGCGAGAACCGTGTTGCCGCTGTCGCGCGTGCGCGCCGGCATGACGATCTCGCGCAGTTCGGGGCTTTCCTCGATCAGCGGCTCGATGCGCTGCTGCGAAAGTCGCTTCGCCAGTTCGGTCGTCGGCTGAACCGCGAGGAACGGACCCGGCGCCTGGTGGATGCAGTAGCCGATCCAGTTGTTGCCCGCCTCAGTTTTGCCAAGCTGCGCGCCCGACATGAACACGATCCGCCGCGCGGGATGCGACGGCGAGAGCGCGTCCATGATGTCGCGCATGTACGGCGTGCGGTCGGTCCGATAGCGCCCCGCCTCCGACGAGGCCCGCGACGAAAGGATGCGATACCGATCCGCCCATTCCGAAACCGTCAGCGCCGGATCGGGCGCCAATCCCCGCGCCCAGGCGCGAACGATGTCGGCCTCGCCGTCGTAGGCCTCACCTGAGTTCGACCCGGACGTCCGAGAGCTCGGCGAGGTGCCGTCGGACATGCTTTTCCAAAACCGTTTCCATCCGATGCGGATCGACCTGCAGTTCGGCCGCCATCAGAGCGGCGACGCGCGCCGGCCATTGCACCCATGCGTCGCGCTCGCGACGCGCGAGCCCGAAGATCGTCGCGACGGCGCGCGCTCGATCCACGAGTTCTCCCTTGATCTTTGCGAGGCGGACGCTGCGCTCCTGCGCCTTGATCACCTCGTTCGCGGTGCGGGCGCGCAGGAAGGTCACATCGCCTTCCGGTTTCTCCCCGGACTCGCGGAGCGTCTTTTGAACCGCGTCCACCGCGGCGCGGGGAACGGCTTTGCCGTCGTCCGCCTGCGTTTCCTTGCGGCCTTCCTTCGGGCGCGCGTGATGCCCTCGCTGCTGCGATGGGTCGGTGCGTGCGGCCCATTCAACGTCTGCCTTCGCGGGATCGATCGTCCCGTCCGGCTCAAGCGTGATCCGCCCCGAGGCAATGGCCGCTCGAACCGCGTTCTCGGCCACTCCACGATGCCGCGCGTAGGCCATGCGGGACAGACCCATGCTGCTCTCGCGCTCCCG